GTGGCGCGGTTCAGATTACATGGGTTCCCGCACCCGTTATTTCTGGTGACTTAAGTAACGTTACCTTGAACTCGATCATTGAGATTGACTCTGATAGTTCTTGTTTTGTTACCGTGGGTTTTTCCAAGGACCAGCCGATGTTGAGCAGCAGGTTTATGAATGTTACCTACCCTACGATTGTTCCAATTGGATTGGCAAATGGGATGTTGCGCATTAGTGTGGTAAATAGATTAACTGCACCGGCGGTTGCGGCGGATACTAGTGTGTTAGTCTTTGCGCGTGCTTTACCTGGAATGGACTTTGGATGTCCGAAGGTATATGACATCATTTCGAATACCACTAATACCGCGCAGGTGCCAATGGAGTTCTTCCAGGCTTACTCCTTACAAGGCGGTGCCTTGGGCGATGATCCTGAGGAAGAGTGCAGGATCACCCTTGTTGAGCCTAGTGGTGTTTATCCGTCGGCGGAGGTTTGCCTTGGTGAACAGGTCCGTTCTGTTCGTGCTCTCATGCAGAAGTTCTCGCAAGTTAGGAGTATGAGTGAAGGCTCTTCGCTACTTGGTTCGCAATATGGGTATTATCTGGCTCACTTTGGCTTTATCCCTATGGAGATTTCATTCGCAACTAGTACTGTTCCCAACATGGTCTCTAGTTCCCACGAGTTCACCTGGATGGGTTGGTACCAGCCTTTGTTTGTTGGGATCGCTGGTAGTGTGCGATATAAAGTGGTGAATGCTGCAGGTGCTTACGATTCGACAAGCTCAATCCCTAGCAGTCAAATCGTGGTGGGAGGAATGGCGTGGCCTCAGCACGACGGCATTAGTTTCTTGCCGCTTACCCAAACAGGAATTTCATCGGTGTGTCCTGCTTGGCCCCTGAAACCCGGAGAGGCACATGAGTGTACCATTCCGTACTACCATCACCGACAGTTTGATTGTGCTTATAACAATCCCTTGATCACAGCTGCAGGTGTGAACACTGTACAGACGCGAGTTGATTACTTATGGATGGGACCAATCAATAAGAATATCGCTACTACGGAAACGAACACGGTTACCTACCGTGCTGCAGGTCCTGATCTAAGGTTGATCAGGTTTAGGTATACTCCAGTAGTTATCGACGACTACGCGAGTATTTCGGTCTACCCCATGTATGGGGGCCAGCCAAGTTAGGCTGGTTATCGTCGAGAAAAACGCTGGGCGAAGCGTTAAATCGTCACAAGAAATTGTGGCGACTGTTCGCCAAATTTCGTTGTGATGATATTGTGTGTTGTATATATTTGTTTGTGTACGTTGCGTATGTTCG